GGCGTGCGTTTCATGCACTGCGAGACCATATCGATTGCCTGTTGGCGGCAGGTGCTTCGCTGGTCGGCCGGGACCCGGTGCAGCTGAGCCTGCAGGGCCGCACGTTGACGGTACGGCATGGAATGCTGGTCAACGAGAATGGTCATCAGGACCTGATCGAGACGCTGGCCGAGCTGGAATGGTCGAACAAGCGCACCCGCGATATGGCGATCGAACTCTGCATCCGCCAGCTCGATCAGGCGATCAAGGAAAGCTGCGATAAGGTACTGGGCTGTTCGACGCCCGATAAATCCTGAGATTGCGCCTGGGCAATGTTGTTGAGGGTGGGCTGAAGCCCACCGTACCAAGCAGCCTGCAGCA